GAATCGATAACGGGTTGCGCATCCGTACCTGACGAGTCCTTCGGCTCATGCGTACCCGGAAGCAGGAGCACCACATCGCCAGCATCGGATTTCACGAGGTTGTCGATGACGTGGTTGATGGTGCGGCACGCCTTGTCAGGCGAGAGGCCGCTATTCCGATCGCTCGCGGGGTGTATTGACCCCATCGCCGGGTACGTGTCCGTCGGGGCCACCCAAAAGACTCGACCGCACATCTCAGGGATCTGATCGAGCGTATCGCCGTATTTGCTCAGGACCTGGGCCACGAAGTGACTCCTTGGCACGCTTGCACTATTGACTGTCGGCCGCGCGCCCCCGGCCCGTCAGTGCGTCAATCAGATTCCTTCTTCCTTCGCGGACTGCTTCATCTTCTTGGTCCCGCTCCGGTCTCGAGTCTTTCCCTGCGTCTTGCCGGGCAGTCCGGGCCAGCTGGCAGTGCCATCGCGACCCTTCCAGTCGGAAGTCCGTCTGCCGGCCCCTCGGTCCTTACGCGGTGCCGAATCCTCACCGGGTCGACCATTGTGGAACTTGTTCATCGAGACACCCCCGAGTGATGTGGATCGCTACGCAACCTGGCTGCCGAAGAGCCATCGCCAGTTGGTGTACGCAAAGGCGTACCGCATGTAGCCTCGCCACTTCGCGACCAGCGTGTCGAAGTCCTCGATCATCGCGAACTCGAGCGGGATCCGATCGGTCCAGTGGAGGTGCTGCCGGCGCATCCTCGAGTCGCACATGAACCAGTTGTTCGTGTCGGTCATGTACTCCCACTCGTAGACTTCGTAGACGCCCTTGTGGACGTTGGCGTTGTTGTTGCCAGTGTCCAGCTTGCCGGTCGAGTGGGTGATCTCCCACGCCTCCTCGAACAGATCGACGGGAACCCAGAGCTCGTCAGGGATGACCGAGATTCGCTCGGCCTGGTCGCCACGGAACCCACGCATCTGGATGCGTGCTGCCGCAACGGCTGTCGCCGAGAGTGCCGCCGTGCCGAGGTTGTCGAACCCAGCTGCCGTGCTGGCACCCGAGGTCGTCGTATGAGAATTGCTGCACAGAGGAACGCCCTCGCTGTGCGAGTAGAGCAGAGAGTCGATGCTGAATGCCGAGTTGAAGATCCGGGCACCATGTCCCTGCCGTGTCCGCATCGCCGAGTTGGCGAGGCCACGCGGGCGCTGATCCATGACGTGGAACTGATCGTCATCGAACAGCTTGCGCTCGACCTGGACGCCGTTGGTGAACTCCAGCGGCGTTGCGGTGACGTCGTAGCCCTGCGACACGGACTGATATCCGACCGTTCCGCTGAATGCGGTGAAGTCGGGAACCGTTCCGGTCTCGGTCCACTTCATCTCGTCTCGGCCGTTGCTTCCTGCATCGCTGTAGAGCGACGGGATCATGTCATCGAGCTGAGACAACTCGTCGTCAAATACCTTCTGGAATCTGGGATCCAGAAGATCCCCGAATGAACCGGATACGTGCGGAACGGGCATGGCAGTCTCCTTGCCTCAGTGAGCCGGAATTAGGTCTGTTCCGGGCCGTTGCCGGCGCCGAACAGATGCTTGAGCGGGACGAGGTGGAGGTACGAGTTCGTCGTACCGTCCGACGACGAGTCGTTGAACTCGCCGTCGATGCAGTTGAAGTTGTTCGTGTCTACTACCGAAGTCTGTCCAACGACCTGCGTCAGATCCGTCGTCAGGTCGAGGTACATGCCGCTCGCTCCCAGTCCGGCACCCGGGAACGTGGCTGCATACGAATACACGTCGGAGGTTGCGATGGCGTTCGGGAACGAAACCGCCACCCTCGGGTCGGTCGTGTCGGCGCGTCGCACAATGCCGGAGTTTCCACCGGAGAGGCCCCACACCGCGCCGCCGGAAACTGCCGTTGTGGCGCTGTCGGAGACGTTCTCACCGAGCGAATCCGCGGCGTCCGGGCTGAAGGATGCGAGCGCGGTGTCTGCCGTGGAGCTTCCCGACATCTTCGCGCGGTACACCGCGGCCGGGTTCACGATCACGCTCACAAAAACGTCCGCGTCGGCATTGACCTGGGCGTCCGGGTCGTCCGGGAAACTGGACACCGTGTCGATGCAGATTCCGACACTGGGTCCTCCGACCGCCGATGCGGCGGGAAGAGACACTCCGCCAACGCCACTTCCGGCGGCCGCATCGTCGGCTTCCAGAACGATGCCCGCGTTGTCGATTGCCGCTGACGCGAGGAATCTCTTGACGATCGGGGCGCCACCGCTGAGAAGATATACGAGTTCCATGAAGCTCTCCTATTAGACGGGCAACCAAGAATGCCCGCTGCGAGTTCGATTGCCTGGATCTGCACAAAACCGCTCTGGGATCAGAAGAAACGCGCGAGGATAGAACTGACGGCAGTCATCGCACTTTCCAGATGCGTAACCAAACCGCTTGTCCTTGTAGTAACCCTTCGCCTTGATCACCCGGTCATCACCGAATCGATGTGCGCAACTGAAACAAAGAACGATGGCCTTTTGAAGCGCGACCAGATCATCGATATAGGAGCCGGCAGTCTTTCCGACTTTCCGCCCAAAATGCTCAGCGACGACTGCGGGTGCCTTCATGCCGTCGCTCGCCTCGGCTTTCCCATGCGTGCCCTGCCATCCCCAGGCCGATACGCTTCGATTTCCAGCTTGGCCTGGTCCCACGTATAGGCGCCAGATGCAACCTTCTTCGTGTAGTGCTCACGCTGGCGTTCGGTCATCTTCACACCAGCCGATGGATCATCACCGCCTGCATCGGAAGCCGGGCCTGGAGCACCGCCACCTCCTGATGCATCCACTTCTCGCGACTCTGCCGTCTTGTCTCGTGGGGTCGAATTGGGAGGAGGACCAAAGGCCAGTTTCATCGCAGCGATTTCCGTCGAGGCACTATCCGGGGATCCGTCTGCGACCAGTTCGTTGTACGAAGACAACAGCTTGTTGCGATCGGTCGTGCCATCTACCAGCACATCCGGGTACGCATCGATATAGGCCTGCTTCTTCGCATTGAGTGCAGTCTCTGCGATGATCTCCTTGCGGGTCCGCTGCTCGCTGGCGCGGATCTCCTCGCGGATCGAGTCCTTGTCCTGCTCGCGAATGATCTGGACGGACTGGGACTGCGTGATGTGTCCATCCATCACCGCCTGCTCGAGCTCGGCGGCGGTATAGACCTTCTTCGCCGGAGCTTCGGGCTCTGCCGGCTCGGCCGGTGCTTGCCCAAGCGAAGTGATCTGGCCCTGCAGCTTGGCCCGTTCTTCCCTCTCGGAACTCAACTCTCCATCGAGCTTTGAGAGTCTCTCTTGGATCGCCTCAAGATCGACGGGCTTGTCTTCTGCTGTCCCAGCCGCTGCGGTCATCCGGTTCTCCGTTGGCCCCTAAAACGAAAGGCGGAACTCCCGAAAGAGAGTCCGCCTCTGCGCCCCGGAAGGGGGCCTCTGGGCCTCGTTGTCTGGTAGTGACGCTTATCCTCTTGCTGCTGTCAAGTTTGGCTCTTCTCGGAAGGGGGCGATGACCTGTACGGCAGAGCCCTCGAGCTCAACCAGCGAGCGACAACGTCGGCATTTCACGCGCACCAAAAGCTCGGGGGCGCGGTTGTATTCACACAGGAACCGGCCACACGCTGGGCAGTGAGCGCGCTTCAGTCCTCGCTCTGGTCGGTGCGCAGCCAATCCGATTCCTCCAACAGTTTCCGGGCCTTAGCGCCGTCTTCCTGAATGATCTTGGGCAGCTCGAGGGCCATCGTCAGGCTCTCGATCCGCTCGGTCAGCATGATGCCTTCCATCTTGAGTGCGAGCAGATCGCCGTGCTCGGTCAGTGCTGGATCCATCATTTTCGGGCCGATCTTCGCGCGCTCGCTGCTCGCATGATTGATCGCCCCCTGGAGGAGTTGCTGGTACTTCTGCCACTCATTGCCGTGGGCGAGCTTGTTGAACTCGACCTCCGCATGGGACGCAGCTCGCAGCAGGTGGGTCATGTTCTGCTGCTGTCCGAGCTTGCGTTCGACAGACTTGCTACGGAAGCTCTGCTCTCGGAAGTCGGCGTAGCCGGTGGGTTCGCTCATTATGTAGTGAGCTTCCGGCTGTATCCGCCCTTCCCGCGCTTCCCGCCCTTCCGCTTGCGTCTTGCGACATCGGCGTTCTCAATGCCTTTGTCGTATCGCTGCTTCGGCTTTGAGGCCTTGGCGGTACGGTTTAGGCTCGCCTGATCGCTCGCCGCTCGTGTATCTGCTCCGGTCCAGAACTGTGAGAAAAAACCAGGCATGGAATGCCTCCTCGTTGGTGGGGCTACTTCTTCTTGCGCCTCTTCCTTTTGGCGGCTTTGACCTGCCGGTCCTGCTCCATCCAGTGTTTCGCCTCTCCCTTGGCCCACTTCTTCTGACTCGGCCTGGCGGTGCTCTTCGAGGAATACGCCTCATCGAAGAGACCTTCGGCGACCTCTCGCCTCGACCGGACGCGCGACGATGCCTTCTTCTTTCGAGCTGCCTTCTTCTTCTTGGCTGCCATTACTGAGCCTCACTTCTTCTTGCGGCGTGCGCCGCTTGCAAGTGTTCCGGGCTTTACCTTGAATCCAGTGTGCTGTCCTTGCCTGCCGCGCAACGGAATCAGGCCTGGCTTGCCCTGTAGCTTTCCCGGGTTCTCCCTGGCCCATCGCGCGCGAGACTCTTTGACGCTCTCTTCCCGCGCACGCTGCTTCGCACGATCACGCTGAACGGGACCATTCTTCCGCACCCGCTTTCGGGCCTTCTTCTTGGCTGCCATTACTGAGCCTCCCCACCGCGTGCTGACGGAAGCGTCTCGTCGGCGAGTTCGTTCTGTTGGAGCTGTTGCTGCGGCGGCGCCACACCCTGTGCGCCACCTTCCGGCGTGCCCTGGCCCTGTGCCGCCTGGCCTGCCGCATTCGCCGACTGGGCGATCTGTTGCTGCCGCTGACTCTCTTGCACGAGAGTCTGCACCTGGGTCATGTACTCGTTCAGAATCTGACGCTGCGGCCCATCGAGCAGTCCGAACCGTTCGGGATCTTCCGTGAAGGCAATCAGCTTCTGGAGGTGCTCCTCGGGCGGCTCATACGGAATGCCTACCGGGAAGTGGTTGTTGATGATCGAAGTGAGTGCCTGCTCGGCCATGACCCGCAAGGCCGTGCTCTGCGGCGACGGCGGGGTCAGGTATCGATCGGGGTCAGGACCAATGGCACGGCCCAGGTCTCGGTATAGCTGATACACGTTTTCGGGTGTGACGATTCCAAGCGTCACGGCCAGTTCGTTCACATACAGCCCGAGCATCGCCTGGAGACTCTCCTGCAAGGCGCCACGGCTCGCATTGCCGACATTGGCCTCAAACAAGAACTGAAACTCGCCCTGCAAGTCCTCCCGCTTGACGCGCTGGTAGGGAGCCTCGTCAGGCGATAGGACACCTGCAACCAGAAACTCCTTCTCGGCCGGTAGGAACGTCCGGTTCAGTGCGTGCATGAAGGCGTAGGCATCCGTCAACACCCTGAAGAAACGGCGCAGAATGCGCTCCGGGCGCTGATTGCCTGCCTCCATCAGCTGGGCAATTCCACCAGAAGTACGCAGCGCCGAGCTTCGACCGGGGGGAACACGCCCCTGCTGCACATCGCCGATGGTGGTGAGCTTCTCCTCGGCATTGGCCGCCCAGGTCAGCATGTTGAAGGTGAAGGCGTGGGTATTGTTCTGGCCGAGATTCGGGAAGTAGATGTCCTGCTGCGGATTGCTCAGGGGATGAAGCTCACCCGGCCAAATCTTGAGCGGCTCAGGCTTGACGCTGCTCGTCGGCCGGTAGAAGCCGAACGGGAACGTCGTGAGCGTGCCGGCATCCACCCCCATGTCCAGCATCTCCTTACGGAGATCGTGCATCCCTTCAACCAGCTCGAGCTGCGAAATCCCCTCTCGGAAGCCAGGCACCGAAATGTATGACCCCTCCGCAAAAGGACGCTTCGGCGGATTCATCGGATAGAGCTCAGTCAGGTACTTCGCCTTGCAGAGCGTCTTCGTCTCGAGAATCACCCACCAGACGACGTCCTCGTTCTGCTTGTCACCATCGATGTCGTAGAGGTCAAAACACCTCAGTAGCGTCAGTCGTCCGTGGTCATTCTCTCGGATGGTTTCTTCTTCGTCCTGGCCCTGCATCTTGCGCTGTTGATCCTGCGTGCGGGTCTCATCGCGGCTCTCTCGCGTTTGGGAGATCCGCTCCATCTCGTCCTTGTCGATCAGGTCGAAGAAGCCATCACGGCGCAGTCTGGATATCTCGTCCACCGTGATCTTCTCGGTGATCGTGACATGCGGGGCGCCACCCGGATTGCTGGGTGACGGAGCCTGGAGATTTCGGCATTGGATTGGCGTGACCACCTGGTGGTAGCCGAGTGGGATGATCTTGGGACCATCGAAGACGTTGATGTCATGGTCGTAGATCATCTCGAGGTCGCCGTTGCTGCGCGTATAGAAGCGGACCGTCTTGGGCGTGCCCTTGTTCCCGATCCCCGGCTCAACGCGCCAGTCCCAGCCCTCGGAGCCGTCCACCTCGAAATGGTTCCACTCACCCGGAGGCCACTCGGTTCGCAGGATGTCGCGGAATGTATCGATAGGGAAGTTCTCATCTTGCAGCGGGTCGAGAATCCTCATATCGCGCACATTGCGCATCTCGCGGACCCACGGGATGTAGAGAGTCACTACGCCCTCGTTGACAAACAGGTCCACCGCCTCGCCGACCAGCTCCTCGCCATTGTTCTCCTCGAAGAACTGGGTATCGAGCAGGTGGTCTAGCGTGCGGGCCTTCTGGGCGTCGGCATCGTTGGTGGCGCGAGCCGTGATGGCCGGGCGAGTCGCGACAACGGCATTGTAGAGCGCGTCCTGCGCTGCAAGCGACTGCGCGGCGGCATCGGGAATCGCAACGTCACTTGCGTCGTCCCAAGGCAGATTCGCCCCCTCGGTCCACTGACGGTACTTCGCATACCGCTGAAGACGAGCATCCTCGTCCTTGCTGCGGCTCTTCTTGTCGTTGCGGTAGAAGTCCACCACCCGATTGGCGATCTTCGCCCGGTCCTCGTTCTTTCGGATGCTGTTGGGGTGCCGTCGCTCGCGAGTCCGACGGACGGTATCGAAATCAGCCGGGAACGGAATCGGAACCGGGGTGGCAGGCGCGGTCATCCTTCAAGTCTCCCCATCGTTGCATCGATAAGATACCCAGCGGAGCGTTCTGCGCGAACCATGAGAGCGTCTTGCGGATCCAATACCTCTGGTCCTCAGTCAATGCCACCCCGCCCTTGGCCTTGAGCCAGGCCGGATCGAGCGTCCTGCCCTGCGCGTAGCAGATTCGCCCCCATGCCGCCATCAGCCGACCGCCAGACATCTCAGCACATGGGCCACAAACGTCAATCTGCATCCGGCTGCCATCGATCAGCAGCAGCGTGACGCGCCAGGCCTCGTCGTCCCACTCGCCAATCGCCTGGGGGGTGCCATCTACCTCATCGTGCCCGGTCCCCTGGTAGACCCGAAGGATGACCGCAATCGGCTTGTCACAGGCCGTGCAATGCCCCACCCGGTTGATTCCAGGCACATCAGACGCTCTTGATCCAGGCGAAGTCTGGCACCGTCCCATCGGGGAACCGCTTGTTCAGCTTCGCAACCAGTTTCAGCAGACCGGCACCGTACTCCGCTTGGAGCTTCTCCTGCAGCTTGCCGATCTCGTCGTACAACTTCTGAACCTCGACCGAACACGTCTTGCAGTAGTCCGCTTGAATCACCATGCCGACCACCGTGGCAGACTGGGTGGGCTTGGCGCACAGATCGCAAATCGTTCCCTTCATCGCCTCGCCAAACGATCCCTCGAGTAGACCGATTGCCTCGCACGGCTATCCATGCCACGGACAGGACGACGAAGCACCGGAGCTCCAAAGGCCAACCCGCCAAACGATGGATCCGAGTTCGCCAGGTACTTCAGCAACGTCGGGTAGTCATCGTACTTGTCACGCGGCGTCTGCTTCTGGCCCCGGTCGATCCGCAACGAGTAGTCAGACCACATGTATCGCTTCATCTGGTGAACCGCTTTCTCAGTGGCTAACCCAGGCTCGAATGTCAACCTCGGCCGGTACGTCGCCTCGTCGGGTATCAGCATCTGATCTACCCGCTTGCGACCGACTGCGGAATCGTCAGACAGATCCGTGACCAGGCCTGCCCGATCGAACTCGTCTTGCCAGCGAATCTCCCGATCGACTCCCGATGGAGACCGGCCCATGTTCGGATCGATCATGCGTCGAGCAATGACCCACTCGTATTCATCCTCGATCTCTTTGCACAACTCGGCTACCGCTACAGGATCCCCCGAGCACTCGTCTGCGCGAAGAACATGCCAATCGTCACCAGGGTTGATTCCTACCCACATGAACATGTGCGGCTTGCGTGGATGCGGATCCAGCAACCACACCACCGGCCAGTTCCGCTCCCATTCCTGGTGCTCGACGTGGTTGTAGGCACAGATGTCTGGACAACCCTGCGGACACTTGCCTTGCACCAGATGGACGTCTTCCTTGCATGTGAAGCACCAGACACGAGGCTCGTCTACGAAACCCTGATGAACCCGGTTGCTGAATCGAATCGTGCCGCCAAAGACGCGCACGTTTGTCATCTCCCGGCCCCACTTGCTGGCCTGGATCGAAACGGCCTCCTGGTCGAGATGCGGATTCTCTGTCGTCCACAGGTTGAACCAGTCGATGTCTTCGTGCTTGTTCGGACTGCCGAATTGACCCTTCTCGTAGACCTCGTCAAACAGCCAATCGACGTTGATCGCCGGGTCGTCAGGCCATGTCATGGCGCAAAACATCCGGCCATTGACACGCATCGTCCTGGCTTCATTCTCACGCCAGATCGGCCACGTCGGCGGCTCATCGTGCAGGATCATGTGGAAGTTCCCCGAAGCAAAATCCTCGGAGTCCTGGTCATACGACATGAACTGAATGCTCGACTGGCCCAGTACCTTGTCATAGTTGTCCGGGTCCAGGTGGTAGAGCTTCAGCGTCCGCAACTTCTCGCTCCATGCCTTCTCCCAGGCACCACCAATCAAGCAACGCTTCGGTATCCAACCCCAATGACCGCGATCCCCACCAGGCTGGTCGATGCCATCCCACGAGTTCCAACGCAACTTCGGCAACATGATCGGGTGGAGTACCGTGGTCAGACTCTCACACACCACACGGCAATTCACTGGGCCGCGCATCTGGGCGCGGATCGCCTCGTAAACCTCCGGGTCCTCTCGGAAGCAAAGAGGGATTACACCCGTTGCCAGCATCACCATGATTACAAGACACGTCTCAGTCTTACTCGAGCCGTTGCCACCACCAACACCCACCGTCTTCGCAGACGATAAATGAATCTGGCGTGCCTTATCGTTCACTGGCTTGTAGTAGAGAAGCTGCCACTCCTTGCGGTCGGCCTCCTGCAACTCGATCAGCTGGCCTAACATCACACGGAAGGTGTGCTCGTCTAGCTTCCGAACCTCGCTCGACTTGAGCGAACGAACGTCTGAACCCTCTAGCCTCACGGCGCGAGCTCAGCCTCCTCGATCTCCTCTTTCGTCCTGCCCCTCGATCGATCAATGCGAGGCTGCTGGATCTCTACATTCGCCTTACCATCCTCGATCGTGAAGTCCACACCTCGGTACTTGGCAACCCTGACAAACTCTTGCATCAGCTCGTTGATGTGGCGCCGATCGTCAATCTCCATGATCTGCGTCGGCTTGCCTTCCACCAGCATCTTGTTCTGCGTCAGGATGCCAATCGTCACCGCCTTGTCCTTCAGGCCCGCTGCTGCAATGTCCGCTGGACTGATCGACTCGGCCACCTCCTTCGCTCGGTCCCCGTACAGCTTGCCCAGGTAGTCCAGCCGGACGTCCTCTACCACACGAGTCACCGGAGAGCCCATCCTCTCCAGCTTCTTCAGCAGATTGCGCAGAGGACCCTGCTTCAGACCCAGTTCGCGTGCCGCATGGGCCACACTCTCGAGCTGCGGGTTCGACAACGCATAGATCGCATCCACCAGCTTGTTCTGGTCTTCGCCTACTGCCGGCATCACCGCGCTCCTGCGAACCTCGTTCGCATTCTTGCGGGGTTTGCGCTTCTTGTGTGCTGGACCCTCGGCGAGAGCAGGATGCGAAATCGAACCATCCGGCTCTACCATCGCATCCTCTACCAAAGGATTGCGCTTGCGCTTGATCGGCTCGACGCCGAGCTTGTAACAGGCACGGTGGTAGCGCGCGTACACCGTCCGACGCTCAGCACCGATGCTGTCCCCGTAGTCCTTGAAACTCAAGAACGGATCCCGGTGGAGACGGTCGAAGGCTTCCTGCTGCTGCGGGGTGATCCTCGAATTGACCAGAGGCTTCAGCTTGTACTCGCGTGCCATCTCAACCAAGCTCCTGCGTGGCGCCCGCCAGCGGGAGCAAGTGCCGACGGACGCCACGGCCGAGCGCGCCAACCGGGTAGCGTTCGCGCTCCAGGCTCACCTATGATTAGCACAACAACCCAAGCAAGCTAGCCCGATCGCGCTAGGATCCACCGTCATGGCACATGCCCGCTGGTCGAAGATCGGCACTGTACCGGGATACAACCGACCGACCTCCGTACCGACAGGGTGCTGCTTCAGCCTCGCGCAGCTCCTCACCTACCTCCAGAACGCCATCACGGCAGTTCCCAAGGGCATCCAGCTCGAGCAGAGCGGCGGGGGGCAACTGCGACTCTACGACCGGCTCACCCAAAGGCACATCGGAATCCCAGACGATGACGTCCAGGCCGACTCCCCCTTCGGACTCTATCTCGGAGTCGATGTCCTGCTCGAAGAGAGAGCGCTCTACAGCAACGTCGTACACGTCGACTTCGGAAACCACTCTTGAAAGCCACAACACCGGCTTGGACACCCTGCGCCGATTGCGAAGACTACTGGTGTAATCGACACCAGA